ATCAAGATGTCTCCGATGCTGGTCATGGACGCCAAGGGGCGTGTGCTCCCCACGCCTATCCGCAAGTCATATGCAGAAGGCTTGGACGTATCAGAGTACTGGACGTCGGTGAGCGGCGCTCGTAAAGGGGCGATCCAAAAGGTGCAATCGGTCAGCGAGCCTGGGTACATCAGCAAGATGGTCATGAACACCACGATGGACACGCTGGTGAAGGACAATGACTGCGGCACTGACAAGGGTATCTCTTTGGACGTGGACGAGAGGGACATACTTGACCGGTACACAGCAGCGCCCATCAAGGTTGGCAGCCGAACCCTCCCGGCTGGAACACTGATAACTCCTGAGATCAAAAGTACTCTTCGCAACAATAAGGTAGGCAAGGTAGTGGTCAGGTCACCGCTGCGCTGCTTGCACGGCCCCGGTATTTGCCAGAAGTGTTTCGGGCTGGACAGTGACGGTCATCTGCCGCCAGTGGGGACGAACATCGGCATCCTCGCAGGTCAGGCGTTGGGTGAGAGGTCGGTTCAGCTCGCCATGAAGGCCTTTCATACGGGCGGATCGGCTGCGTCCAAGTCTGGTCTCACGGATGATTTCCAGCAGGTGCAGGACCTGCTGAATTTGCCGAAGGTATTGCCTGGTTCGGCTACGCTCAGTGCTGTCACTGGAAAGGTGGAGGAGATACGGAAGGACCCGGCTGGTGGTCATGACGTGATCGTTGATGGTCGCCGCCACTACGTTCCCAACTCGCGCGGCGTACCTATGTACGACGGGTCACCGCTCAAGAAGGGGATGGATGTGAAGAAGGGGAGTGCCATTTCTGGAGGGCCCGTCAATCCGCACGAGTTGCTGGAGCTCACCGGCATCGAGCACACACAGGGACATCTAGCAGGGGCATTGTATGACCGGTACAAGAGTGAGGGCATCAGACGGCGGAATGCTGAGGTGGTGGTGAAGGCGGTCACCAATCTTACGGAGGTGTTGCACCCAGGGTCTTCTACCCACTTCATTCGGGGCGACTATGCTCCGACATCTCAGGTGGTGGCGCACAACAGGTCCCTTGCCGTGGGGCAGAAGCCAGTGCTTCACAAGCCTTTGCTGAAGGGGGTGGACATGATGCCTCTGGAAGTTCAAGAAGATTGGATGGCGAAACTCAACCATGAGCGGCTGCATGATACCGTCATAGACGCCGCTCAACGTGGCTGGACTTCCCACATTCACGGCCCACACCCGATCCCTGCCATCGCCTATGCCGCAGAGTTTGGTAGGGGCAAGCCAGGAGAGTACTGATGGCTGGCGCGTATAGCTTCGGTAATTCCAGGGCATCGTCTACCGTAACGGGAGAGACGCGGGTAGAAACTGGGTTGATCGTTAACGTCAACCCAGTCAACAAGACCGTGGACTGGGCAGCACAGTACACTGGACGTCTGGTTCCCGGTATTCAGGTATCCTCCCCGTACCTACACTACAACAACGGTGAAGGGTTCACGGTCATACCAGACCTTGGTGCTATCTGCGCCGTATGTTGGCCAGCAGACGGGGAGGCTCCGTTTGTTATGGGATTCTTGGAGCCACCGGAGCCGGCTATGACAGTGGCATCAGGCTCTCCACAGTCGGCAGACCAGCCTTCGATGGGCGGGTACAACGCTGGACGACCTCTTCTGAACCCTGGAGATCTATATATCCAGGGAAGGGATGACAACTTCCTAGTCCTGCGTCGTGGTGGTGTTCTGCAGATTGGGGCCTCTGACATCTGTCAGCGCCTCTTCATTCCACTCAACAACCTTATCCGGGATGTATGCGAGAACTGGGAACTTGACACAGTTGGTGGCTCAATGACCTGGCGAGCTGCGGTCGCAGACACAGGACCGGACAACCAACACCAGGCGGTACAGTTCGATCTTATCGCGAGAGAAGCTGCTCAGGATGAGAAGGCGTCAGTTCGTATCAGTGTAGGTACGGTTGCCAAGTCTGGTGCAGACTACGAAGTAGTAGTGGCTGCGGGTGGGATAAACCCCACGACCGGCGAGACTATCAGTGCGAAGCCAGCCTATGTCATGCGAGTCTTCAATACCGGCGTCGGGTACACGAAGTACTCCTCAGATCTGACAGTCGAGGTAGGCGGCGATCAGACTAATACCATCTCAGGGAACTGCTCTCTGTCAGTTGGAAAGGACCACACCACGACGGTGAAAGGTTCACAGAGCACAGACATCTCTGGCGAACATAAGATCAGTGGCGGAGGAGGAAGCACTGAGAGTTGGACAGGGGTGAAGACAATCGGGGCCTCTGCTTTATTTCTTGGCGGCCCAAACGCTTCTCATCCCGCCCTGCATGGTGATATCGTAGTGCCATGGCTGCTGAACCTTGTGACAACACTCGCGACGGTGGGAATCAAGGTAGACCCGCCAACGCCTGCTATGCTATCTAGAAAAGTTCTGATCAGTGACTAACGAGAGGGATCACATGGAGCTATACCTCGATACGGAATTGAAGTTTGAAAAGCTGGGCATGGAAGTCATGCTGAGCGAGGACCCCAACGATTGGCCGACACAGATTCTCGACGAACTGTTGCGCCAGGTGCCCTATACCAGCGACTTTAGCCCCAAGGTGGTCCTTCCCACGGTGGATGCAGACAGGCGGTATGCCCTGGGACAGGTGGAGCTGAGCAACAAGCTCGCCATCAACCCGCGGGATGACTCGACACCTGCCGCGCTCAAGGGAAGTCAGAAGGCGTGCATCCCAGTCATCGTACAGGATGGCAGGATGAAGCCCTTGGACCTCCTCCTCTCTGACGGCAAGACCGAGCCGCTGACAGAAGAGCGTCTGCGCCGTGCCATGTTCCGCCCGCAGCTATTCGAGGCTGTGCGTGAGCGGCCTGGCGATATGAGTATGATCGAACAGCTTTACCCGCCTCATCGTCAGTACGGTGGTGCCCGCGGTCCCCTCATGGCGGACATCGGTTCGTCAGGTGCGAGCAAAGAGGGTTCGGCTAAGCCTGAGTATCTCATGGACGCGCTCATGCCGTCCGTTCAGCGCGCGGACGTGGCCTCCATGATCGGCTTGTTGGAGAAGGACGCGGCCATAGGACACGCGGCTGTGCACAATGGGGCCATGGCGCACTTTATCGAGACCCTCATGCATGCAGGTGAGGGGACACGTAAAGTGGCCTCTGCCGGTGCACTGGAAGTTGGCGAACGTACTGTCGTTCAACTTCTGAAGTTGGCAGAAGGGTACAGGATCAAGATGGCAAATCCTGATTCTATGGCGCCCCCGGCGCAGGCTGATGTCTCACGGCCAGAGGCTACCCAGGCCCTGGGCCCGGAGATGGTCAACGAAGCAGACCAAAACGGCCAGGCCACCGCGGGTCCACCAGAGCAGCAGCAAGACCTGGCACAGGCCGAGCCCTTCCAGCTCATCCAGCAGTTCGGCAAATACCGGGTGAGTGCACAGCCGGATAACATGGCGCTGACGGGGTGGGTATTCCCCCACGTAGTGGACTGGGATGGTAGCGAGCTGTCCACCATGCTCTTCACGGATGGTGAGTTCTCCGCGATGGGTAGCGGCATGGCTGGCTCCCCCCTGGAGACTACGGAGCAGCCCTTGGACGTTCCGCCAGTGGGTGAGGGCGTCTTCTACTTTGAGGCACCTGATGGGCCAATTGCCTTGGCGCCAGTCTCTGTGGATGGTTCCGTCGTCATGGGCGGTGCCCTGGCTTTCCGCTGCACGGACAGCATGGGTCAGCAATTTCTGGTGCGCAAGGTGCCAGGTCTGCAGGCGGTTTCTCAGATCGATGCCACCACGTTTGGTGTCCCTGCTGAGGCTAAGTTCGCCCCCTGGGGTGAGGACGTAGAGATCATGGGCGGGCCTACGGAAGAGGCGGCCGTGGACGAGGCTAGCAAGGTGGCCCAGGCACGTGTTCTTCCCATGGCTGTGCGCGTGTTCACCGATCAAGACGGTAGGCGGTTCTCCTTTGACGGCCAGCCCATCGACAAGTTGGCTGGTGTTCTGCGCACCAACGATGTCTCCAAAGACGAGGCTATCTTCCTGGGTGCGGTGCTGGGGCAGGACCCGGTGAAGTTCGCAGCAGACCTGTCTTCTATGCGGAAGAAGGGTAGCTACGATGGCTGGTTCAAGGCACGCCCTGTGGCGATGGCGCCGACGGGAATGCCCAAGGTAGCCGAAGCGGTGGTCAACAAAGTGTCTGCTGTTCGGGGCGGCACGGACCACATCCTTCTCAAAGAGGCGACGGCCATCGACGATCCTATTGCGGTGGACAAGATACTGTCTCTCGGGTTCATCACCCCCGAGAACGTGGCTGTGTTCGCCAGCTACATCCCTGAGATTGAGACCGTCATCCGCCGGCTGGCAGAGTTGCTAGTCGCGGCCAGACTTGGGCTCCACTCTGTAGACGAGGGCGCCATCCAGCGGTCTCTTGTTCACCTAGACAAAGTGGTGGCGGGGCTGAAGACAGTAGACAGCGACGCACAGTAGGGGGCTACCGTGGCGTTCAGCAGGTCCCCGGCCGAATACTTTATTCGCTTCTTATTCTCAAGGCGCGAACATGATGTGGACACCATCGAGGGAGTCCTCGATGACCACGAGATAGCCTACCCAACAGGCAGGTATCTTGAGAAGGTACAGTTGAGCCTTGAGCCGTACCCCGAGCCGTTCGCCGCGGTGCCAAAGAAGAAAGACAAGGACGCCCACCTGGTCACGCGCCAATGGATGAAGCGCAAGGGTATCCATGACCTGTGGTACCCCACTGAGCCTGTGCAGGAGGCATATCGCATCCTTGGGGAGCCAAGAGTCCGGGCGTTGACGGAAGACCTGCTGCTCTCTCCCATGAGGGTGGAGGATGCGACTATCCAGCTGAACAAGTACTTTAAGATCAGTCTGACCCCCGACGGCGTGGCTACGTACGGCCATTACTTCTGGAATAAGATCTTACTGACCGATGATGAGTGGATGTCACTGCTGGATGAGCGCAAGCCAAACGGGGCAGCTCAATCCATCGTACGGGCTGCACCAGACACAGCAAATATGATCGTGCCGTGGGTGACCGGGTTGTCTGGCCCGCCCCCGAACATCACGTCTGGTTCTGTTTCAAGACGCATCAGGGACGTGGCGTTCATGAAGCTGCTGGAGATAGAGCGGCAGCCAGCTGGAGAATTGCACTCCAGGACCATGTCCCAGTACATGAAGGTGGTGTGTTCTGCGGAAGCTGAAATGCGCCAGAGTGACGTGGCACTGAAGGACGTACTCACAGCTTTCGAGAAATTCAGACTGAATAAGAACACGAAACCCGTGCCGTCTATCGAAGAAGTGGCCAAGCTAAACTACAGTCAGTCGGGAGCAGGGACTGGCGAAACGCAATCAACACGACTGCTTGAAGAACCGTAGGAGGTACACATGTCCCATGCATCGAGGGTGCCACTCACGCACCACGAGGTACGCGGAGCTGCGGCTTTGGCCACGGCCCCACAAGATCTAACGTCCGCCCGGAAACTTGCCAACTCCGTGCCAGTGTTCACCCCAATGCAGAAGGGGAATCTTCTGGTGGAGTACACCGAGCGTGGCAACAGATTGATCTTCCACATCTATCATGTTGAGAGAAAGCGCCTGGTCGCAGAGGCGCTGCAGGAGGCCAGTCAATCTCCGGATAATCCTAGGCGGCTGGCCCAGCTAGACGACCAGTTGACGGAGCACCTATCCAAGTACCCCTGGTGGGGCGGCATAGGGGAAAAGTTGCAGCACGAGTTCTCTTCATTCTTTCGAGAGACACCGAAGGTGGTCTTCGATCCTGAGGTAGACAGCTGGTCCGTGGTAGTGGCCAAGCCCATTCTTCCTACGGCCTGGACTGCGACAGCGCAGGACATGCTGATGTCCCGCTTGTTCAGCCAACTGTCATAGGGCTAATGAAAGCCGGCTTTCGCCGGCCAAGCTGGGATGATGTTTTTCACTCTGCGTATTCAGTTGAGCGGCCTTAGAGTGTTCCATCATCATCTCCTGCGGTTCATGCAGAGGAGTAGTTCTCCCTGCTATTGATCTTATACCCCACTTTTCGAAAGAGTTTCGCATGGCCATCGTCCCTCTTGACAGCGTCAGAACACAGGCAGGTGCGCGTTACACGAAACTAGGATCTTCGTACACAGGAGAGCCCTCCCCTTACGTTGACTTCTCTGTGTTCGACGTAGACAGCCCGGAGTATGACCCGGACTTTGCTGAGAGTCTCTTGGCGGAACAGGAGGTGGCCTTCGATGCGTATGAGTCTACCGAGGATGCGCTGATCTCAGTCTCCCCTTCGCAGTTTGCAGAGACAGCCATCAGAGTCCCTGAGGCTGGCCGCGTGACGGACTTCTCATTCAAGGGGCGGGAGTACCTCCAGAAAATCTACGATACTGACGCCAAGAAGCTTTTGCTTATGTGCGGACGTCAGATCGAGAAATCAACTACGCTAGGCAACCGGCTTTTGTGCTACTCAGCTTTGACCAACAACTTTCGGTCGCTGTACGTAGCACCTTCCGCGGAACAGGCGAAGGTCTTCTCGAATGACCGTATCAAGGACGTTATCGATGCGTCGCCAATGTTGAAGGCGTACACCGCCTCCTCAGCAAACCAAGCCGTCTTCTTCAAGAAGTTCATCAACTTTTCTCAGATCAGACTTAGGTACGCGTACCTCACGGCTGACCGTGTCCGTGGTATCCCGGCTGACTTGGTTCTTATCGATGAGATCCAAGATATCATGGTGGACAACATCCCCGTCATCGAGCAGTGCGCTTTCCACTCTAGCTACAAGCTGTTCCTCTACTCCGGTACGCCCAAGTCTGTAGACAACACCATCCAGCACTACTGGTCCGAATTCTCGACCCAAAACGAGTGGGTGGTCCCCTGCGAGCGGCACGGTGGTCCCAACGACTCCAGTACTTGGCACTGGAACGTGCTCACGGAGCGGAGCATCGGGAAGGAGGGCCTTATCTGTGACAAGTGCGGCAACCTCATCTCAGCTCGGCATCCGCAGGCGATGTGGGCTTCGATGAATCCCGCGGAAGCTAACACGGATAAGATCACATTTGAGGGCTACCGCATTCCTCAGATCATGGTCCCCTGGGTTGACTGGGGAGAGGTTCTTCAAGCACAGGAGCAGTACTCGCGCGCCCAGTTTATGAACGAGAAGCTGGGCATGTCCTACGACTCCGGCGTTCGTCCTATTACGCGGGCTCAGCTGCAGGCCATCTGCAACCCATCGGTGCGGCTGGTGGACATCGAGGCGTTCAGAGAGCTCGCCCAAGGCAGGCAAATATTCGCCGGCATCGACTGGGGTCCGGGAGAGCGGGCGTCATACACCACCATCGCGCTTGGCGGGTACTTGGGGACTGGAAACTTCACCATCTTCTGGATTCACCGGTTCATGGGACGAGACTTGGACCCCGAGAAGCAGCTGGACAGCATCATCCAGATTCTGAGCCAGCTGAACGTCCAGGTAACCGGCACCGACTACGGTGGAGGTCACTACCAGAACGACAAGCTCATCAAGGCCTTTGGTCCGCGGCGCGTGGCAAAGTACCAGTACAATCCGAGGCAGCGCAAAAAGATCTATTGGGATGCGAGCCTTCTCAGATACATGTGCCACCGCACAGAAATCATGAGCGACATCTTCAACGCCATGAAGGCAAAGAAGATTGATCTGCCCTGCTGGGAAGACTTTCAGAATCCCCACGGCCAGGACATTCTCAACATCTTCACGGAGTACAATGACCGGCTGAGGATGAACGAGTTCAAGAAGCCACCAGGTAAGACGGACGATGCTTTTCACGCCATCCTGCTCTGCGTATTGGCGTCCATTTTGGTTACCCGCAGGGATGACATCATCCTGCCTGTGCAGGAGTCAGGGCTCTCGGAGAACTTGGGCTAAAGGAAAGGGCCCCTGTGGGCCCATCTTCCTACGCCGGCTCGAAGCCGCCGACCGTCACGTCCAGGGCCACCGGCTCGTCCTTGCTGAACAGCTTGATGCCGCCGTAGACCGCGGCGCCTACGAGAGCTGCACGGCCAGCGACGTTGGCGACCTTCGAGGTCGTTCCGTTGACGTTGTTGGTGCCGACGATGTGGGAGAAGAATCCGTGTCCAGGTTGAATCTCGATGTTTTCCATGGGGGCTCCTTGTGGTGGTTCCAGATAAGTGTTCTTCTGGATCATAATACTTATACCCACGTTTGCCCCCCGTTTTTCACAAACGGCCCTATTCTGGGGGTCCCAAAAGAGGTCCTTAACCAGATCGGCCTAGGCAGGCAAAAAGGCCATCAAATCGCCGTCTTTGATGAGGGCCCGGCCGGTGTCGGTAAGGGTATCCTGGAACTTGCGGCACATCATCACTCCGCAGGCCTGTAGCCCCTGCCGGCCCTTCTCCAGCAAGGAGAACAACTGTTGAACCCGAGTGCTGGTCTTGATTTCCGCACAGGTTCGAACCTGGGTCATCAGCTTGATGCAGAGCACGTAGAAGGGCTCCCAGGTGTGATCAAACCCTACTATGGGCTGCAGCCGAACCATCTCGACCTCGGATAGCTGCAGGAAGATTTCAGCCCAATGCTCCACTATCTCCAGTGCCACGCCCTTTCGGATGACAGAAATCACGTGTACGGAGTCCTGGTATAGCCTTAGGAGGGCTTCGTCTGATATCTTCCTCATCTCAGAGAGGTGGAACCCGTTAACCTTCAGTAGGAAGGTGACCTGCTTCTCCAAAACAGACACCTTGCTTTCCAACTGCCTTAGTTCATCGTCATGACTTCCCATTCTTGGCCTCACCAGATATCATATACCCAAAGGGGACACACATGAGCGAACCTCTACCACTGGGCTTGGCGCAACAAGAGAAGGCACGCGCCATAGACCCAGATCAACTTGAGAAGTTTGGCAAACAGGCAGCAGACATGTACTCCGGGGCAGGAACGCCCCTCACAGAGGCTGTCGTGGAGGTCGTCAAGACCGCTTGTTTGGCTCCAGAGCAGGTCAAGCGGGTTTGTGAATTCGCCAACACCACGGCGTACCTCGCGGCCTTCGAGAAGTCCGGGAACGTGCGAAATGTCACGTTCGAAGGTGGGCCAGCGAACCCAGCCAGGGTACTGCAGGACCTGAACGATGGCTCTTCCCCCACCCTGCTCACCGAGAGCTCGGACTACAAGAAGGCTTCCCCTGATTTTCGCCATGCTGGCGAGATGGATGTCCTGGCCCAAGCGTTCCAGCATCAGGCTGAGCAGCTATCCAAGACTGCCTCTGCCCAACCTCAGCATCAGCAGCACGCCAACCCCCTGGATGATTTGTTGGACACCAAGCTCTCTTTGGAGGGCGTTCGGGATGAGCTGGTGTCCATGAAGACCGGTGCCCAGTTGGTGTTCGATGATATCTCCACTGATTTCGCCAAGACAGCGGAACAAGCGATGATGGATGGCACCTGCGGTTTGGCTGAGGTGCTGTACGCCTGTGGGGCGGTTAGCCAGCACCAGGCACACGTGAAGCAGGCCGCGGCGCACCTAGAGGACTATCTCGGAAAACACGGTCACTCTGCCGAAGAGATCGGCCGGTCTCTGCGTGGTGTACCCATCGAGAAGCGCGCGCATGCTGGGCGTATCCCGAATCCACAGCATCCCTTGGTCGTGAAGTTCGCTGCCTTCACTAAAGCAGCACAGGCTGTGCGCGTGGTTGACCTCGCGATCAGTGACGTGCAGGAGCAGATCAAACTCACGAACAAGGCGATCTCAGGGGTCGCAATTTGATGCACTTCGGCTACAGTGGTAGTAGCCGTAGCGTGTCATGATCTGGAGACACAATGGATCGAGTAACAGTTGCTGGGTTCCTGAGTGAGTTCGAGAAGATCGCCGAAGCCCCCGGTCTTGGCGCGGCTGTGAAAAGCATCTTGGGCCATGGGGCCTCCGCCGCAGGCACTGCGGCCAAAGGAGCTGGCCACCTCTGGGAGGCTGGGCGCAAAGGCTCCACAGCAGTCGCGGAACACTTGGAGGGCACTGGTAGCCGCCTCGGGCGTGCTGCTGGCGGCGCAGCCCGACTAGCTCCCTATGCCGGAGCAATGTACGGAGCAGGCAAAGTTGTAGGCTCTTCCCCAGTCCAGGCCGTCCGGGCGCGGCTGTCTGGTGGAGGAGATCAAGGAGGGTATTACCAATGAGCAATCCAGTTGAGGATTTCCTGAAGGAAGCGGGCGTCTGGGATGCCTTGAAACATGGGCTGACTTTGGGGGCGGAGAAAGATCTGCCTGGTGCGCTCAAGAAGGCCGTGCCGGGTACAGGTGAGCGCTTTGCGTATAACGCGGGCAAGATGACAGGTAACGGCGCACTTGGGGCGGGCATAGTGGGCGGCGTTTCCCTGCTTGGTAAGGGCGGCGACTCTCTGTACGACGCTGCGACCAGTGGGCTACACCATCGTGCCGAACACTCAGCCATGATGCAGGCTCATCCTTCTCTGAAGGAGGAAGATCCTAGGGAAGTGGAGATGGTCCTTCAGTCCGTCCGACACCTTTCTCCCAGCTTGTCTTCGGACCCATTGGTTGCCGGTTCCTTAGTCAGAAACATCCTGGCGTACGGGCGCACGGAACAAGGCCTCACAATGCCGCCAGATACGGCAAAGATGCTTGCAGATACCCAAAGCAAGATGGTTGGGAGAGGCAACAGTAAGTCGCTGCTGGATGTATTCGGCACCAGCATGGGCAGCGTCAAAGAGGGCCCCGTGACCAACAATAAGGTGCTCAACACTGTTCAGAATTTCGACCCGTCCATCAGGGCATCTACGCATCAGTGGTTTGACGAACAGGGCAACCCAAAGGGTGACTCCGAGCGCCGTGACTACGAGAGATAGTTCATGATCACTAAGCTCTGCCAGTTCAACGCCGTCTCCCACTCAGGGGAGCGCCTCGTGCAGGTGTTTCGCCCAGGTGAGATAGCCCAGGCTGCGGCGTTCTTCGGAATGGGCAAGACGGCAGCTCCGCTCTTGTCCGAGGTGCAGAATCACCTCGAAGGCGTTAAGCAGGACCCAGGCAAGATTCACGTTCTGGTGAACGCCATGGGAGCTGGGGAGTACTGGGGTAGTAACATCAACGGTGATGACTTTCCAGAGATCGCTCTGATCCATAAGGGCCCGGATTGGGGCTACGAGACTTTCTACCAGGCGTTGCCGTTTACCCACCATCAGAACAAGGACCCCGCGAAGGCGTTTGGGACCGTGACTCTGTCGGTGTGGAACGATGCCATGAAGCGGGTTGAGCTGGTCATTTGTATTGACCGGCGGAAGGCGGACATGGTGGGAGCCACCAGTGTCTGCGATAAGATCGACCGAGGAATCTTCAGCGATGTCAGCATGGGTTGTCGGGTACCGTTCGACCGGTGCAGTATCTGCTGTGATCTTTCGAAGTTCCGGGAGGCTCAGCAGACTTTTGACCCGAGCCAGCATAAGAATGTGGGCGCTGCTGTTCTGGCGTTCCACAAGAAGAATGCCATCCGCGGTATCTCGATCACTCGCGACGACTACTGTGAGTGTCTGCGCAAGGGCCTCAATAAGATCAGGCCAGACGGCAGGCGTGCGTGCGCCATCAACGACTATCCCAAGTTCTTCGATATCTCGTTCGTTTTCATAGGTGCGGACAAGACAGCGAAGGTTATGGCCAAGCTGGCGAGCCCGGCGATGACCACGGTCCCATCCTGGTACGTGGCGGAACAGACCTACGGCGAGGATGGCATGCAAAAGGCCGCGTCAGCATCGGACGTCAGGGATGCCGTGAACCCTCTTCAGACTGGTGTGGTGGGTACTCTGCGCCCGCGGGTGAAGCAGGCTGCAAAGGTTAAGGCCAGTGAGATCGTAAAGGACATCGTCCCCACTCAGTTCGGTGGCAAGTCAGTCAACATCGACCACGAAGCCAATGACCTGCCGAATGATGTTCTTGACCGACTGGGGAAGTGCGACCTGTCCCAGGCGCTTTCCACCGTGTCCTCCATGGGCATTCTTCTCCGGCCGCGGGAGTTTCAGCGAATCACCATCATTCAGATGGGCAAAGGCAACGGCCCCGAGTTGGCGGACAAGATGGACGCTGAGAACAAGGTGTTCCCACCGGTAGCGGAGACAGACTCATCCGTGCCTATGGGTCCTGAGTTCTTCAGTGGCTTGCTGAAGAAACTCTTGATGCCTCATCTGGAAGACCGGTCGGTACTGGAACCAGTAGCCCAGAGGCGAGTTATTCGCATTACAGTCATGGGGGCGCCCAAGACAGCGGCCAGCCGTCCTGACTTTGATTGTGAGACCCCCTTCCTGCAGAAGATTTCTGCAGCGTACAATGGGTATCTAGATGGAGCCACTCACTGTTTACGGAACGCAGGGCAATGTGTCGGTAGCGACGCAGAGCTTTGGTCTGCCGTACACAAGCAAGATCTGCTCACGAAGGAAGCCGCCGGTGTTGCCAAAATCAACCCAGCAGTGCTGCTCGGGGCGGTCGGGGGTGCGTACGCACTCTCAGCAATGGCTGACTGGGAGAGGCAGCAGGCCATGATGGGCTCTCGTGAACCTGTCGGCCCCCTGACTGCTACTGCCGCGGATTACCCGAAGGCCATGATGCTCTTGGCCGCGTTGGCGGCTTTGCATCAGCAGGGGTCCACATTGCCTTCCAGATTGGTTTCTGGACTGCATGCGTCTACAGTAGGGTACAAGAAACCATGACGGTGAGCGCGAGAGGCTTCGTACCTCGGTGATGCAAACACTGATCAGTATCACAACAACAATGGATCGTTAGGAGAGCCATCATGGACGAAAAACTCGCGCAGATCTATGGCACGGGACAGACCGATGCCGGTGAAGATCTACAGAAGACAGCGGCTGCCGAACTTCTAGTGAAGCTCGCGGCACAAGAAGGGATCGACCTGGACAAGTGCAGTGATGACCAAATCGCTGCGATGGTCAGTGAGCTGTTCAAGACAGCGGAATTTCCCCCTCCTCCTGCGGGAGAGAAGAAAGAGACCAAGGGCGAAGAGTCCTCGGGCGAATCTTCCCCCAATGAGTCGAAGGAAGAGAAGAAGGAAGAGAAGAAAGACGAGTCGAAGGAAGCTCAAGCGAAGTTCGCTGAGGCTGATTTCCTCGGCCGCACCATGGCCCACGCGATGGTTCAGGAGCTGGACCTCATTGAGAAGCAAGCGGGCAAGGGCGACTTCCTCAAGATGATTCGCGAGAAGGCTGGCAAGGCCGGCACCGCGGTTGCGGGAGCAGGCAAGAAGGCTGGTGGAGCAATCGCTGGCGCAGCCAAGAAGGTTAACGCAGGGCACGTTGCCGCTGGTGCTGGCGGATTTGCTGCTGGCGCTCTGGCCGGCGGATTCTCAGCCAAGCGCAAGGCGGAGGACAAGAAGAAGGAGGGCTCGGCTCTGGAGACCCTCATCGAGCAGCGCGCACTCGACATGCTGAAGACAGCAGGGTACGTGGATGCCGAAGGAAACGTCACGGCTCCACAGACCGAAGAAGCACCCGCGGAAACGCAGGAGAAGTCGGCGTCGGCACTCGACCTCGTGGTTGAGGAGCAGGCTCTCAAGTTGCTGGAAGCCAACGGCTACCCGGTCAATTGGAACAAGTAGCAACGTGACTGGGATCAGCAGGTCGGCGTTCTTTGACGAGCTGGACAAGATGGCAGCACAGGCGAGAGATCCAAATTCGCCATGGTCTCCAAAGACCGTGGGGAGCCCTCGTTCAAAGCTACCGTCTACTCAGTTCGCGAAGGCGCCGACTGCCCCTGGTTCCTTGAGTCCAAAACTGGTAAAGCCGGCGGGCAACTTCGGTCAGCGACAAAACTACGCTCAACCTGTGGACACCTCAGACGTGCCTCCGCAAACTGCCGAACCGCCTTCATTTTGATCAAATCGGAGGATTCCCAAATGAATTTCTCACTACAGAGTATGGTCCAGCGGACGCTCCAAGAGTCTGCACGGCGGGTGAAACTCGCAGAGGCGGATTCTTCGGCGGACGGCGAAGACACGGACATCGCTTCAGCGGGTAAGGGATCGCCTAAGCCGGCCTCCCCCAACCCCAACACGACCCCCGACCGCAACGAACAAAGTCAGGGAGAGAAGACCTCTTCCGTCAACACTGCCTACGTCAACAAACTCGCGAGCGCCATTGAGTTCATCAATACGCGCGTGAAGCTGGCGGAGGAAGTGGGCCCAGGCACCGGCCCCAACGCTCTGGAGACCAACGTGGGTGGACCCACGCCAGGTACCCAGAACTACGAGACCGGCCAGGCCACCAGCCAGAATGTCATCCCCAAGAACCCAGGTGCGGCGCCTGCTTCTGAGGCCGGTAACACCGCTCCCGCTACCTCTCTCGACAACAACGAGGCCAAGAAGCCCGGTGGTGATGAGAGCTGGGCGGACAAGGATGTTCTCAAGCAGGGCTCTGCAGCTCTGCAAGAGCGCACCAAGGTAGCCGGCGTAGTTGGTCGGGTCTTGAGTGTCATGAAGAAGGTGGCAGAGGATATGTCCCCGGCGGTTTCGGCCTCCGGCGAAGGAGTTCCAGCTCTTCCAGGTCCTGCAGCATCGCAGGCAGCCCTGGTGAGTTCGAACGAAGCAGCAACGAACTACACGAAACGGCAAGCGAAGGCAGAGCCAAAAGCACAGATGGGTGAGGTTCTTTCAGAACCAGCTCAGGTGACGTCAACGGACCCTGTTCTTCAAAACAACCTGTCGGAAACGGCGCAAGCTGGAACGAAGATCTCTTCGGTCAAGACCGCCGCGGCTGCCAGGGCCCTCCTCATCAAGGTAGCAGAGGAGGGATGCGCTGAAGGGGCTTCCCCTGAGGCCAAAGAGAAAGCAGAGAAGCTGAAAGAGCTTCTCGCCAAGCAGGAAAAGACATCGGGAATGGGTGTGGGGCAACAGGCCGCAATGCCAATTGGCGGCGGGTTCTAGAAGGAGAAGAGAACATGGAGACCAAAGAACAAGTGAAGATCAGCACGGCCCAGGCTGCGCAGGTCTACGCCGAAGTGCCGAAGGTCCTCAGGAAGCTCGCCTCCGAAAGGGACACGCTTTCCGAGAAACTTGCGGCGGCAGAGTTGGAACTGGGGCAGTACCGCCTCAGCGAGCGCATGGCAAAGGTTGCGGGCAAGATGCACGAAAAGGGCGTCAACCGCGGTCTCTCCATGGAAGAGCACTTCGCCACCATCAAGGAGGCGGTTGCTCAGGGTAGGTCACTCGACGCCATCGAAGAGGCTGTTGAGATGACTGCACCCGATGGCTCGTTCGCCAAGATTGCTGCCGACGATGTCGGCGGTGGAACTGGCGCGTCTCAACTCGAAACATTCCTGCTCGGCGGACTGGCCGACTAAACCTGAAACGTCAAAAGATCTGAAGGAGCTAAACAATGTCAACGGTCAATTTCGAAATGGTGACAGAACTGCAGGGACTTCTCCGCAGGGACTTCACCGTGGCTTCCAAAGCCAACATCGATCCGACACAAGTCAACCCATACCTGGACGGAGAGTTCTACTTCGTCGATGACAACTACAAACTCGTCCGTGCTAGCGCCGGCGGCGTTGGTTGGGTCGGCTTCTCGGAGCGCGGACGTATGGACGTCCAGGCCTCGGGCAAGATGACTGTCATCATGGGGCCCACCTATGAGGCAGACACCATGGTCATGACGGCCACCAGCATCGTCACTGGCGACGCACTCAAGATTGGTGCGGTCACGTACCAGGGTCAATCTCGCATCGGCCTGATTCGTCAGGCAGGTTCGGGTGTCATCATCGGGTACTGCACACGTACCCCGGCTCGCAACGGTCAAAAACTTCGCTTCATCCAGACTCTTTTCTAGAGGTCGGGTCAGAGCAAGCACACACAGAAATCAACAAGGAGAAAATGCAATGAATCCTTCAAGCAGGCTCGTGAACGACCTCTTCTCGCAGAAGCTGGACTCCCAAGAGGGCAAAGACAAGATCGCAGAATACGGTGGAACGTACATCCGTGACCGTCTTCGTGAGGTCTCTTTCCACAGGAAGATCGTCCCACCGCAACAGATTACCCGCGCTGATTGTCAGCGTTCGGTCAACCACGATACGCTCGTGAAGATCGTGGACGTCGAGCCACAGAGCAAGGCGCAAGTCTTGACCTTCCGTGGTCAGCCCACTGCACGCTTCATCCGCGCGCCCCGCGCCGAGGTCCCCTTCTTCACCATCTCCTCGGAGAAGTTCGAGAAGACGGAGCAGGAACTCTTGGCGTATGAAATGCCGATCACCAAGATCATCGAGGACAACAGCGTCAAGGACATCCAGGAGATTGAGGACCGTGAGTTCTCGGTTGCAATCGAAGCGGCTGTCCAGGCTCTGCAACTCGAAGCAAACGGTGGCACCGTCGGCAACACCGTCCTGAACACCACCACCATCGGAACCACGGTCGAGTTCTCCATCCGCAAGGGTGCGCTCGCTCGTACCGCTTCGGCGGACTCCGCGGTGGCTCTGCCAGTGCAGCGGCCGGACTTCGTCAACCTCTTCAAGATGCTGGACGGCAATCGGCTTCGCGCCGAGATGGTCTTGCTGACCGAGGTTGACTGGGACGATTTGCTCCAGTGGACGGTGGAAGACCAGGGTAACCGTATCCAGTCTGAGACCCTGATCGAGGGCTTCAAGTACAACATGTTGATGGGCCGTGCGTACTGCCGCACGATCAAGACGGACATCCTCCGTCCCGGCAACATCTACTGCTTCACGAAGCCTGACTTCTTCGGTCGCTTCTACATCCTGAACAACACCAAGTTCTACATCGACAAGATCGCGAACTTGATCACGTGGCAGGCATGGGAAGACATCGGCAGCGCGATCATCAACATCGCGTCTGTCCGTAAGCTGGAGACCTACTCTGGTGACAGCTCGCTGAACGACAGCAACAGCATCGTTGCCAGCGTGACTCCGAAGGCAGAGGAAGATCTGGGCGCGGTCAACAATCGTGTTGATGCAGGTTTGACGTTCCCGCACGTCGAAATCTACTAGCAGCAGCGCCGAACGTAGTAAGCTGTAGCAGAGGCGCCGGGTGCCATTCTTGGCGCTCGGCGCTTTTGCTTTATGAGGAGGTCCGTTCCAATGCTTGAACCCAGGAATTTCTACCGAGTCGAGAACATGGTGAGGGCCGTTACCTCACGCCTGCAGCGCCAAAGTGCTGTGGTGAAACACCGGGCTGTCGCCTGGGTTCTCGGGAAACGAGTGCTCCCGCGTGTGCCACTCCTGATTACGGCCAAAGAGTTCGAAGACAACAAGGTCTCGTTGCTCGCCAAGGTTCAACTTGGTGAGATATCAATCGTGCGTCCAGATCAAGTACGCATCGACTCCAACGACGCCGGCCAGCTGCTCTATTTTGTGCCAGGCAAGCCTCCCACGTCTGTAGAGCCCCCTCTGGCAGTTACCCTTTCCCCCTTGGTGCCCCAGGGCGAGGCACCTACGTCTGTGGTACCTGAAGGTGTCACGGGCCTCGATGAGCTGGTGCGCCAGCTGGAAACACCGGAGTTTGAAGGAGTAGTGGAGACTCCGGATTCCGAGAAGGTCACGGCGGAGCTTCCAGTCCCAGACGAGGCGGGCCCACGGGTCTGTATCCAGTGCCGTGAGCTCCCTGCGACGGAGGATAGTGCGCTTTGTGCGAATTGTGCCGCTAGAGGGGCACAGCCGGACGAGGTTCCGCAGATTTCCTTGGATACCACCGCGCAGGAAGAGACGCCTGTTGAAGAGCCAGCCGCGGAAGAGTTCGCGGAGACCGAGCATGTTGGCGATAGGCAACCCAAGAAGAAGAAGGGAAAGAAGTCATGAGTAAGATCTCAAATCCCGGTGACAGGCCAGTACTGGTCGCACGCTGGACCATCGACGCTAAGAGCTCACGCGCTACACACGCACTGACCGGACAGGTGGTAGACCAACTGCCTGATCAGGTGGCGAAGCTGCCTATTGTGCAGAGCCTTGTGCAGCGTGAGGTGCTGGTGGACGAAGAGGCCCCTGCCGTTTCTCCATCTCCAGCACCCGCGGGAAGACTGATGGACGAAGCAGCGCCTATGAAGGCCCGGCTGACGCAGAAGAAGGACAAGGGCGAGTAGCATGCCCCCAGAGCTTCAGGGTCTGGCTGGGGTAGCGGGCACGAGCGAGGTCTTTAACTCGTTCGTGCAGTCAGTCCGCTATTTCCTCCGCGACTTCTCAGAGCTCAACCGCATCGTCAAGGGAGAGGAACACTCCAACCGTATGATCGCATTTGGGATCATGGACTTCCTCTCCGACTTTGCCGGTACTCCTCCGTTCCTTGGCTACTACTCGATTGAAGACTTGTGCCGGATGCACATGCAGAGCTTCGCTATCCGCGGAACAGTCATCACGCTCCTTCAGTCTGTGGGCATGCTCCAGACGCGGAATCAGTTGACCTTCTCAGACGGCGGTATCAGCGTGGGCGTCTCAGACAAGAGCCCGTTGCTTATGCAGTGGATTCGAGACTTTCAGAATAAGTACGAGCAGCAGAAGACTCAGATCAAGGTATCTCTGAATATCGCACAGCTGTTCGGCACTAGCGGCGTCAGGTCCGAGTACGCGTTCGTCAACGGTTGGTACGGCATCTATTAGGAGATCAAATGTACACGTTCAAAACTTTCAACACTCCCGAAGCACTGGTGGACTTCCTGAACGGTGTCGTTCAAAGCAAGCCACTGCCGTTGCTTACCTCCGGGCTGCACGGGCTGACCCTCATCATCACCACAGCTGGTGGAGACCGAACGGTTACTTTCGCGGACGCCACGGGTGCAGGCCTCAGTCCTCGGCAGATATTAGGTCAGGTACAAGCCGCTGATTCCGCGCTGGCTACCGCGATTCTGCGGAACTACGGGTATGACAGCAAGCAGCCGTGCTTGGCGATTATGACCGCGGCACAGGTGGTGAAGAGCACTGGTACGGCGAATAGCCTCCTAGGGTTCTCCACGACGGCGAACAAGACGGTGACCGAAGTGGTGGTGACCAGCATCGTTGCAGAGCAGGTGCAGCTACTGGGACCGAGCTACTCAGTTTTGATCCACACGTAGAAAATCTGAAAGGATTACCATGAACGCTGAACAGCTTCTGTACGACGTGCTTCGTCCTGGACGGGACACCTCCATCCCTCTCATCAAGGCGGCTGAGTACTTCGTCAGCGTCAAGCTAGCTTCCGGCGGCCTATTGGCCACCGAGGTGGACCTCCTCAAGAAGGTGGCGGAGGGAGGCATATCCGTTGAGGACATGCAGGACGCAGAAGACAAAGGGCTCCTTCAGGGTGTCCGCTCTTCCGTGGCCCAAAGGATTCAGCACGGGGAGAAGCTGCGTGCGTCCAAAGGTGAGCGGTGGGGCAAGGCATTGGGTACCGCCGCGGGTGCTGTGACAGGGTTGGTTGCTGGCAAGGGCCAGGCCGCTGACCGAGCGGTACGTGCCGGTGTGGGCGCTTTGGCTGGTCACGCGCTCGGCAAGGCGACGGGGCAAGGCGTAGACGCCCACCGGGCTGCTGCTCCTAAGACCGCGGAGATTCAGAAGGAAGGTGCTGGTATCAATCCGGCAGCCCTGGCTCGTCTACGTGAGGCCCTCGGGGCTATTGACCTGGACTCTCTCCGGGATACCGCCATCTCCAGTGGTGTACAGGGCGGTGCGGATGATGCGCTCTCGGACACCTTGAGCACAGCAGGTGGGATGGCTGGCTCGGCTATGCCGGGTCGGTACAAGATTCCTTCGATCATAGCGGGCCACTTCGCGGGCAAGGGGATAGCTGGTTTGGCTAGCCGTGAGCCTGAAGCTAAGGTCGCTCGGGTTCTCAGCGTTTTGCAGAAGGCAGCTCAGCTGAACTCCCCTACTGCTGTGGGAGAGGACGAACCGATGAAGGATAACTACTCCCCAGAGACTCAGGCACAGCCCGTGTCCACCAGAGACGCTGTTGGGGACCCTATGCCGGCTGAGCCTTTTGTGTCACCAGATCAAGACTTGGTGCCCAACCCACTAGAGGGCATCCTCGACATGCTCCAGAAGGGCAATGAAGCAGAGCACTACCAGCAGAAGGCAGAGGATGCGCAGCAGGTGGCTGAGCGGGCTCAGGCCGCTGCGGAGCTGGCGAAGGGTCAGCTTGATCAAGTACAGAAGGAGCAGGAGGTTGCGGTACAGCAGCAAGCTGAAGAGCTCCATGCTGCACGGACAGAAGCGACCGCGGCCTCGGGTGAGTCGCAGATGCTGCACCAGCAGGTCATGTCCAGCCAGCAGCAGGTACAGGAAGCACAGGCCCAGGCTACTTCTCTGCTCCAGGGCATGAATCAGTTCCGTCAGGGTCTGATCGATTATCTGTCCCAGGACCCTGCTCAGATGGCAGCTCCTGGAATGATGGCTCCTACCCCAGGTAGCGGCCAGATGATGCAGGACCCGTCCGGAATGGGCGGCCTTCCTGGCGGTGACCCGAACGCGGCAGCTATGGGCGGTGACCCCAACGCAGCCGCGGCTCAGGGACAGCCACCAGCGGGTGCACCAGCTGAGGCTGCGCCTGCTGAGGCCGCTCCTCCTGCCGCTGAAGGCGGGGGCGAGTCTGAGGGCGGCGAAGCAGCCAAGCCGGCGGCAAAGAAGGAAGAGGGGGCGAAGGGTGGAGGAAAGGGAACCGTCGTCCATGTCCACTAAGCTTGCAGCGTACGCGCTGGCAGCTGTGGACGACCACCTTGCTGGGGAAGCGCTGGCGCACACCCAGGAGTTCACGAAAATTGCCCTGAGTGATGAGGAGAAGTACCCTGTCGTTCCGGAATCTTGGCTGCGCGGTCAACTTGCCGCGTCTGTCGCGCAGCAGACTGCCCCGGTGGGCCAACAGATGTCTCGGTATGCTAAAGGGATGGTGGGTGGCGCTTTGGCTGGAGCGGGCGCCGGCGTAGGTCTAGGAGAGATGGTCGCGCTAGCACTGGCGGTCAAAAACAGAAAGGGTTTCGTGCCGCCTATGCGACATGCGGGGCTCCTGGGGGGCGTGGCCGGAGGCGTAATTGGGAGTGTGGCCGGGGAGGTACAACAGGCCCACGCCCTTCTAAAAGATCGAGGCGTACTGCCCACTTATGGAGGCTTTGGCCGGGGCCGGTTTACCGAGAGTGCGGCCAGGAGGTTCTCCGTGGGTAGTAGTAAGGAGGCAGCGGCAAAGGGTTGGGCGAGGTATATGCCCCCCGGTGACTATGCCCCCACGCCCCAGCCTAAACCTGGGCTCGTACCCCAAAGCCTTCATGGAACACACAACAAACTGCGAGACGATCACGGGGTAGTGGCGAAGGTACGAAACGCACTCTCAGACTTGAGGGGTGGCTGGCATGGCGCCGGTGAAGCTCTGGCGAGCCCTGCAGGTACTATCTTCGGAGGTGGTGACGGCTCGGCGGTAGTCAGAGGGGCGTTCGCTACTGCTAATCCGCGCATGCAGCTGGGCGTGAAGATGTTGACTGACAATCTGCCGGGGGCAGAGAGGGCCTCCCACGCTTTCCGCATCGGTGGCGCTGGAAGACTCCTGGCCCCACACGCAGCTCTCGCTGCTGGAGGACTTCTCACAGCAGGTCTCATCGCCCGTCACGCACTCAAAAAGGACGAGGATAAGTGACCAATGCGTCCTTCTTTCTTCGACGAGTTGGCTAAGATCAAGCAGGCCAAGATTGATCCGTGGTGGTACCCGGTAGGGGCTACCGCGGGTCTTGGTGGTCTCGGGTACTTGCGCCATCGCTCACAAGAGGGAGG